ACATCGTTTAAGTGCAAGCAACTTATAACTAGAATATATAGAATACTACTAGGCGAAGAGGATTTGCCTACATCAGAAAGAAGTACTTTTTATAAAAACAAAACATATACCGATAAGGTTTTCAATCATGCGATTGATAATATGATTAAAGATAACGAACGATAAAACAAACACTATGGCATTTAAAATGGCACCTAAATCCCCTGTCTTAATGGCAACGGGTAAATTCGGATCTCCGGCTAAGCAGACTAAGGAAGGCGGAAGTATTAAGTCTGAAAATAAAGAAGGCAGCGAACTAACAAAAAAAGGAGCGACTAAGCCTTTAACCGCATTGCAGCAAGCGCAAAAAGACGCAGCCGCCGCTCAGGTAAGCAATCAGGTAGCAAATATACAAAGAAACACTTCGGGAACTAAAAAAGAAACCGCAAAACTAAAGAAAAAAACAGCAAGAAACAATAGTGCAACAGAAAGAAAAACTAAAAACGCTGCTAAAACACAGGCTAGAGTTGACGAAAGAAAAAAATCTGGTAAAACTCGAGTAGGCAAAGTAGTGGCTAAAATAAAAAAAGCGGTATCTCCGGCTAAGCAAATGAGTAAGCTTAAAAATAATCCAAAAGGATAAATGGCATTTAAGTTAAAACCACATTCTGAAATATTCGGGTTGCATGATGCTACGTCAGAGTTTGGCACACCTGTTATTATAAAAGACGATTTGGAAGAAGGAGTACAAGCAGAGGCTAATAGAGATGGAACAATCTTTGTTAGCTCAGACTTGCCTGAAAACAAAGTGCAAGATGCTGTTAATCACGAAAAAGTGCATTTAGATCAAATGGCTACAGGCAGATTGCAATATTCAGATGATTCTGTTACCTGGAAGCGAGATACAAAATCTCCGGCTAGGAAATACGACAGAGCAACAATGAACGAGGGACATCCTGATTTCGAGTGGGAAAACGAAGCATATAAACAATCATAATTATGGGATTAAATTTTAGAGGATCAGCTAATAGGTTTAAATATAAAAACCAAAACAGCTTTCAAGATAAATCAGCGCCTGGCCCAAGAAGAGGCGTTGGCGGAGATCAGCCGGGTAATTTAGCTAGGGCTGAAAAAAGGTTTGGAAGAATATCTAGTCCAGCTAAAATAAAGAAGAACTTCTACGGAGGCGAAGCTTATTTTCAAGATGGCTATAGCGGCGATCTAGCCAATAGCTTACCTATAACCCGTAAATCAAGCTCCCCGTTAAAAATGAACGAAACTTTAGTGTATGGAGCGGCCGACGTTAATAAGAAATTTACTGATATAGGAGCTGCTGTTTCTGAAGGATTTAAAAATGCAACCCCGGAACCTAAAGCGGCAGATTTAAAGGATGAAAAAGAAGATGATAAAGACCCAGGAGTTGTAGACCCTAATAAAAATAAAGAAGACGACAATACAATTACCACTTCTTCTAACCCCGAAGTAACAACAGAAAAATAAAAAACTATAAATATGAATAATAGACCAATTACATCCCGTGTTAAAAGCGGCATGTTCAAAACAAAAGAGCCACTACTTAATGTAGGACCGGCTGGAGTTGATGGAAATAACAAGACTCGCACTATGCCTTCTCCAAGTAAGATGAAAGGTTATGCAATGAAGTCTTCGCCTTTTAAGCAAGCAAATCAACCAACATATAGGACGGATAAAGACGGAAAACTACAGGTTGTATTAGAAACCCAGGAAACGACGCCTGGCAACGCAGGCACAAATGGCTCTACCACTTATAAATCAAGGTCTATAGAAAATGCCAAGGGAGGAGATCAAGCAACAGATCTAAAAAAGTATATGGAAGGCCTATACAAAAAGTTTGGAGATGACGTCACTACTGATGAGCTTATAAAAAGAAAATTTATCGGAGAGGGAGGAAGAGACGCTTACGATGGTATTACTGGTAATAAAAACAAAGGGGTAGCCACTGTAACTCCCTCTACGGACGGAACAGAGGCAGAAACTAAAGAATATGAGCAGGTAGCGGACCCAATGCGTAAAGTAACAGGTGAAGCGTCTACCGCTTATGAAAGCAGAAATAATTTACGTAAAGGTATACAAGCTAATAGAAAAGTAAAGAAAGGGGATATTAAAAATGCTAGAAGTAAAGCTAAAGGCGGTGCTTACTATAAAGCCGACGGAACTTTTGTAGGCGCTTCTGAGAATAAAGGGGTTAAAGAGACTAGGAAAGAGGCCCGCATAGCGAATAGAGCACAGAAAAAAGAAGACAAAAAGGATCTTAAGGGTATGGAGTCTGGCAAAGAGAAAAGAACTCTTAGGAAACAAATGAACAAAGATAGAAAAAATACAAAGAAAAAAGCGATACAAAACGCTAAAGATAAAGTAAGAGGGTTTAAAGACGAAAAAAGTGATGCAAAGGCAAGGCAATCTAGAGCGAACCAAGAAATTGCTAAACAAGAAGCTGCTGGGGCATTGGAGCAAGCAACCCAACGTAAAACAGGGTTTAGCGGTAATCAATCAATAAGAACTACAGATGTTCGTAAAACAAATGCTGATATTGGCGATGCCAAGGCAGCAGAGGGAGCGGAAAAAAAGCTTGTTGGAACTCCCGCTACAATGAAAAACACAGGATTCTTTAAAAAGAAATCACCTATGAAAATGAATTATTTCAAAAAGTGAAAGCAAAAGGATTAGGAGATACAATAGAAAAAATTACAACCGTAACCGGAATTAAGAAAGTGGTTAAAGCTTTACCTTTTGATTGCGGTTGTGATAAAAGAAAAGAAACGTTAAACAAGATGTTTCCATATAAGTAACAATTAAATTTAATTAAATGAAAAAAGAAAAAGACTACACAGAGTTTGAAGTCGTTAAAGATAACCAGCTTAGCGAATCTGAATTAAATGAATTGCGAGAAGCTGTAAATCGTGTAAACGAAACACAAATGCAAATAGGTGGGCTTGAAGCGCACAAGGCTAAACTTTTGGCCGAAATATTATTATTCACTAAAGAAGTAGAAAGCACTCAAAAAATACTTGCCTCTAAATACGGAGATGTAAGCATCGATCTTAATACTGGTAAATTTACAGAAAATGCAGTTAATAAGAAAGATTAGCATAGGCAAAGATTATAAGAATGACGCGATGCACTATACTGTTGGTCAAGAAGTGTATGGTGGGCATACGATAGAAAACATTATAGAGGAAGATACTAAGTATACGATCTATATATCCAAAGATGATACTATAATGCCGTGGAAGGACTTCAATAAGAACATGTCAATATCTGTCGAATACAATATTTCATGGTAATATGCAGAGTGTATTTAATTACCTTGTAACACCGCAAGGAGGCAGAACAACAGGAGAAATTACAATTGAAGGACAAGAATTACTATTAAACACAGAATTACAAAATCACGAATATTCAAATAGAATTGGCGTTATATTAAATTTGCCTTTAGCAGAAAAATATAAGGAATTAAAAAAAGGAGACGAAGTGATACTGCATCATAATGTATTTAGAAGATTTAGAGATGTAAGGGGTAAAGAAAAAAATAGTAAAAGCTATTTGACAGAAGAGACTTATTTGGCACAGCCAGATCAAATTTATGCATATAAAAGAGGAAACGAATGGAAAGCTTTAGAAGGCTTTTGTTTTGTTGCTCCAGTTAAAGAAACAAGAATGTTTTCTTTAGAAAATGAAAAGCCATTACTTGGGGTAGTTAAATACTGTACTTGCGGTTTAGACGTAGATACTTTAGTAGGATTTATACCTACATCAGAATATGAGTTTATTATAGAAGGGCAGAGGTTATACCGAGTACCCACCAATTCAATTACAATTAATTATGGACATAAAGGAAACGAAAAGGAATATAATCCTAGCTGGGCAAAAAGCCGTTGAAGAATTAATAAAAGTAGCTAAAGAAGCTATTGTAGATTCAGATGACGATATATCAGCAGACAGATTAAAAAATGCGGCGGCTACAAAAAAGCTAGCTATATTTGACGCCTTTGAGATTCTTAATCGTATTAATGACGAGCAAAGGGCTTTAGACAACAAGCCGAAAGAAGAGGCTGTGAAGAAAGACTTTAAGGGCTTTGCTGAAAAAAGATCTAAGTAATGTATACTCAAGATCTATACAGCGTAATAACGCCTATTAAGTCTAATACTATATCCAGGTTAAATAGAAGCAGAAAATGGGAGTATGGTTATAACAAAGAGCACGACGTTGTTGTTATTAGCAAGACCGGCAAGATAGGCGATATATATAATATACAAGGATTAAAAATTGCTTTGCCAGCGACTCCCGCCAAAATAAATAAAGATACTGACAAATGGACACCTGAGGAATACCCAAGGGAATTAAAAAGCATAAGCAGTATATTTGATTGGCGTGATTACCCTGATGAATTTAAAGCAACTTGGGAAAAATATATAGATGAACAATTTAGAAAAAGAGAAGAAGGTCATTGGTTCAATAATAGAGGCGTGGCTACTTACATTACTGGTACTCACTTTATGTACTTGCAGTGGTCCAAAATTGATGTTGGGCAACCAGACTTTCGAGAATCAAATAGATTATTCTACTTATTCTGGGAAGCTTGCAAAGCAGACAAAAGATGTTATGGAATGTCCTACCTCAAAAATAGACGATCTGGATTTTCTTTTATGGCTTCCGGCGAGACTGTTAACCAAGCAACAATATCTTCAGATGCTCGATTTGGAATATTGTCCAAGTCTGGGGGAGATGCAAAGAAGATGTTTACGGACAAAGTTGTACCAATATCGATTAACTATCCATTCTTCTTTAAACCAATACAAGACGGAATGGACCGTCCCAAAACAGAACTCGCATACAGAGTCCCTGCTTCAAAATTTACAAGAAAGAAACTTGACTCAAACGCTTCAACGGAAGACATCGTTGGGCTCGACACAACAATCGACTGGAAAAACACAGGTGATAACGCATACGATGGTGAAAAACTAAGATTATTAGTACACGACGAAAGCGGTAAATGGGAAAGACCAAACAATATACTTAACAACTGGCGAGTAACAAAAACTTGTTTAAGATTAGGTAGCAGGGTTATTGGCAAGTGTATGATGGGGTCGACATCAAATGCTTTAGACAAAGGAGGAGAAAACTTTAAGAAATTATACAATAGCTCTGACGTAACTAAGCGCAATGCCAATGGCCAAACGAAATCTGGACTATATTCTCTTTTTATTCCAATGGAGTGGAATTACGAAGGTTTTATAGACGAATACGGACATCCAGTATTTAATAAGCCGACAGAAGGCACCGTGGGGCCACACGGAGAAGTTATAGAGGTCGGAGTCATTGAGCACTGGAATAATGAGGTAGATGGATTAAAAGGCGACCAGGACGCTCTAAATGAGTTTTACAGGCAATTTCCTAGAACGGAAGAGCACGCATTCAGAGATGAAACAAAAAACAGTATATTTAATTTAGCAAAAATATACGAACAAATAGATTATAACGAGGACTTAGGCAATAGCAATGTATTGACAAAAGGAAGTTTTCAGTGGGAAAACGGCGTTAAAGATACAAAGGTTATATTTATGCCAAACCCTCAAGGCAGGTTCTTAATATCGTGGACACCTAGTTATAATATTCAAAATAGACAAACTACACGTAATGGTATAAGGTACCCAGGCAACGAACACATGGGTGCATTTGGGTGTGACAGTTACGATATATCCGGAACAACGGACGGAAGAGGATCTAAAGGGGCTTTACACGGGTTAACCAAATTTAGTATGGAAGACGCTCCGCCAAGTACTTTCTTTTTGGAGTATGTAGCAAGACCTCAAACAGCTGAGATGTTTTTCGAAGACGTATTAATGGCTTGTGTATTTTATGGCATGCCCCTACTGTGTGAAAATAACAAACCTAGACTTTTATATTATTTTAAAAGAAGAGGGTATAGAGGTTACTCAATGAATAGACCTGATAAGATTTGGAATAAGTTATCAGTAACTGAAAAAGAAATTGGAGGAATACCAAACTCAAGTGAAGATATAAAGCAAGCCCATGCAGCAGCAATCGAAATGTATATAGACAGACACGTAGGATTAAATGAAGATGGCTCGTATGGCACAATGTATTTTAATGAGACCTTAAACGATTGGTCTAAATTCGATATAAACAATAGAACAAAATTCGATGCAGCCATTAGTTCAGGACTAGCCATCATGGCTTGCAACAAAGACCTATATAGGCCTCACGGTAAAATAGAAAGACAACCTGTTAAATTACGGTTTGCTAAATATTCCCACGAAGGTACTATGTCAAAAATAATAAAAAAATAATATGGCGAATAGCGTAACAAATAGTTTTTTCCCTAGCCAAGTGGTAAGTGATCAAGAGAAAGTTTCTCAAGATTACGGATTGAGAGTTGGTAGAGCAATTCAAAATGAATGGTTCAGCAGCAACTCGGGTATAACTCGCTTCAGAAGTAATCAAAATTCTTTTCATACGTTAAGGTTATACGCGAGAGGAGAGCAGCCGGTGCAGAAATACAAAGATGAGCTTTCCATAAATGGTGATTTATCTTATTTAAACTTAGATTGGAAGCCAGTTCCAATATTATCAAAGTTTGTTGATATAGTTGTTAACGGTATTGCGGATAGATCTTTTGATATTGCCACTTATTCGCAAGATCCGTATGGAGTAAGCAAAAGGACTGCTTATATGGAATCTATTATAAGAGACAAACAAACAGAGGAATTAAATAACTTTGCCAAAGAAAATTTTGGTATTAATCTTTTTGAAAATCCACCAGAGTCATTACCAGACTCCCAAGAAGAGCTTGATATACACATGCAGCTTACTTACAAGCAAGGTATAGAAATAGCCGAAGAAACAGCGCTTAACACATTGTTGGACGAGAATAGGTACGACTTAACAAAAAGAAGAACCTACTTAGATTTAGCAACATTGGGTATAGGGTGTGTAAAAAATAACTTTTCAGAATCAGAAGGGGTAACTGTTGATTACGTTGACCCTGCTTATTTAGTATACTCATATACAGAGGACCCTTATTTTCAGGATATATATTACGCTGGAGAAGTTAAGTTTGTACCAATAAACGAAATTAAAAAGCAATTCCCCGAATTAACTCAAGATCAGTTAGAAAAAATTAAACAACAGGGAACGCAAAATTACGGGGTATTTGACCAGACCGTAAGCAATCAATACAACAACAATAGAGACTCAAACGTTATACAGGTTTTATATTTTAATTATAAGACTTATATGAACGAGGTGTATAAGGTCAAAGAGACCGCGACAGGAGCAAGTAAAATAATAGTGCGAGATGATCAATTTGATCCTCCGGTAGAAATGCTAGAAGAGCAATTTGGTAAAATGTCAAGATCTCTTGAAGTACTTTACGAAGGTGTTATGATTGTCGGTACGGATATAATGCTTAAGTGGGAAATGGCAAAGAATATGATGCGCCCTAAAAGTGATGTATCTAAAGTTAAAATGAATTACGCTATTACTGCCCCTAGAATGTATAAGGGCAAAATAGAGTCATTAGTAAGTAAATGTACAGGGTTTGCCGATATGGTGCAATTAACCCACTTGAAATTACAGCAAGTACTACAAAGAATGATTCCTGACGGGGTATACCTTGACGCAGATGGCATCAATGAAGTAGACTTAGGCAACGGAACAAACTACAATCCGCAAGAAGCATTAAATATGTTTTTTCAAACAGGTTCTATAATAGGTAGATCATTTACACAGGAAGGCGATATGAATCCTGGTAAAGTGCCTATACAAGAAGTACCAACCGGAAGCGGAGGGCAAAAACTACAAACATTAATTTCAACTTACAACTATTATCTGCAAATGATAAGGGATGTAACTGGATTAAATGAGGCGAGAGATGGGTCTACGCCAGACTCTAGAGCATTAGTAGGAGTGCAAAAATTAGCAGCAGCAAATTCAAACACTGCGACAAGGCATATATTAGATTCAGGTTTGTATTTAACAAGAGAACTTTGCGAGTGCTTGTCTTTAAGAATATCAGATATAATAGAGTACCATCCAGCCAAGGAAGCGTTTATAACCAAAATAGGTAAATTTAATGTGGGTATTCTAGAGGAAATGTCAGATTTATATATGCACGACTTTGGAATATCACTGGAACTAATGCCTGACGCGGAAGAATCCGCTATACTTGAAAACAATATTCAGGTTGCTTTACAACAAGGATCTATAGATTTATCTGACGCTATTGACATACGAGAGGTTAAAAATATAAAGCTAGCAAATCAATTGCTAAAAGTTAAGCAAAAGAAACGCCAAGAAAGACTGCAAGCGGAGCAACAGGCTAATATACAAGCTCAAGCTCAGGCAAATGCTCAAGCGCAACAGGTAGCAGCTCAAGCAGAGGTGCAAAAAGATCAAGCTATGTTCCAGACTAAAGCGCAGCTAGAGCAACTTAAGGGCAGCATAGAAGAGAAAAGAATAAGCGTTGAAGTTAATGCTAAAAAAGAGCTAATGGAACTAGAGTTCCAATACAATATGCAATTAAAAGGTATAGAAGTGGACAACGCTAAATCAAAAGAGAAAGAAATAGAAGATCGTAAAGATCAAAGAACCAGAATACAAGGCACACAACAAAGCGAGATGATTGCTCAAAGAAAGAATGATTCTCCGCCAAAAAACTTTGAATCCGCCGGAAATGACGTAATGAATTCAGGATTTGGCTTAGGTGCGTTCGATCCTAGGTAATAATAAAAGTAAACACAATTATATAATATTTTATCATGTCAGAACAAACAGAAAACACAGAACAAGTAGAAACTCCTCAGGAAGAGGTTGTTGATACAAACCCTATGTCAGTAGACAAAGAGGGAACAATTAAGCTGGATATGTCTAAGCTAGCAGAGCCTGCACAAGACGCACCGGAACCTCCCTCCACGGAAGTGCCTGTGGCTGAAGAGCCTGTGGCGGAAGCGCAGGAAGAACAAGCTGCAACTGAAGTTGTTGAATCAGCTATAGAGGAAATAACAGAAGAAGAGGTTGTGGAACAGGTAGAAGAGCTAACCGAACAAGTTGAACAAGCTGTAGTTGAAGCCAGCGCGGGTATTGAATTACCTGAAAACATTCAAAAAGTTGTAGACTTCATAAATGAAACTAGCGGAACTCTTGAAGATTATGTTAAACTTAACAAAAATTATGAAGACTTAGATGAGTCTCAACTGTTAAGAGAATACTATGCTAACACAAAACCTCACTTGGATGATGAAGATATAGACTTTATGATGGAGGATAACTTTCTTTATGATGAAGATATAGACGAGGAAAGAGATATACGAAGAAAAAAACTAGCTAGAAGAGAAGAATTAGCAAAAGCTAAAAATCATCTTACTGGATTAAAAGATAAATATTACGAAGAAATTCGCGGGGGAGCTAGATTAGCGCCTGAACAAAAGAAAGCGGTAGACTTTTTCAATCGCTATACAAAAGAAAATGAAGCAGCAACTCGATTAGCTGAAAAACAATCACAAACGTTTTTAAATAAAACTGAAAGTGTTTTTAACAATGATTTCAAAGGTTTTGATTATCAAGTTGGAGACAAAAAATTTCGGTTTAAAGTTAAAGACGCTCCTACTATTAAGGAAACCCAAAGCGACATTAATAATTTTGTCAAGAAGTTCTTGGATAAAGATAATCAAATGTCAGATGCAGCGGGATACCACAAGGGATTGTTTACAGCTATGAATGCGGATTCTATTGCAAATCATTTTTATGAGCAAGGCAAAGCCGATGCCATGAAAGACAGCATGTCTAATTCGAAAAACGTACAAATGGGCGCAAGAGGTGTTCACGAGGACGTTAAAACAGCGAATGGATGGGCGGTAAGATCTGTAGACACCGGGAGAAGTGATTCAAAATTAAGAATAAAAAGTTTTAAACACATTAAATAAGAAAAATTATGGCAGGATTTGCAACCGCGCCGGCTACATTAGCCAATTTAGCGCACTTAACACCACGTCCAATAAAAGGTTTGTTTGGAGACAACTACCTATCTTTAGCGGACATGGACTTTACACAACAATTTTTACCTGAGGTATACGAAAAAGAAATCGAGCGTTATGGGAACAGAACGATAACTGGATTCTTACGTATGGTCGGAGCTGAGATGCCTATGGCGTCGGATCAAGTAGTTTGGTCAGAACAAGGAAGATTACACATCGCTTATGATAACGCAACTACTGGAGCAGCAGCGGCTAAAACAATTTCGTTACCTTCTCCAGGACCAGACGGTAAAGTACCGCTACTAGGACCAGGAATGACGCTTGTTGTATCTAAAGGTCAAACAACAGTGAAAGCTTTTGTAAAATCTTTAGGTACTTTAGCTGGAGGTAATCAGCCTTACAACATTGAAGTATATGATACAGCCAATGGTCAACTACCCGCTGCTTTAGCTGGGACTACGGGTGTTAGCTTGTTTGTATACGGATCTGAGTATGGCAAAGGATCTGTATTAGCTGGTAATTCAATTGATGCATCTTTTACAACTTTTAGTAATAAACCAATCATATTAAGAGACAAGTACGCTGTTAATGGATCAGACGTTGCTCAAATCGGATGGGTTGAAGTTACTACTGAAATTGGAACAGGAGGATACCTATGGTACCTAAAATCTGAGCACGAGTCTCGTATTCGTTTTGAAGATTACCTAGAAATGTCTATGGTTGAAGCTAAGGACGCACAAAGTGCCTTCACTGATGCTTCAGGAGCTACTATTTCTGGTATGCAAGGTTTATTTGACGCACTAGAAACTAGAGGTCTAGTATTTAACGACGCTGACTTTGACGGAGCTACCAGTCCAACTGCTGGGCTAGGTGCTTTTGACACTATATTACAAGAGCTTGATAAGCAAGGGGCTATCGAAGAGAATATGATGTTCTTAGATCGCGAAACTGCTTTAAGTATCGATAATATGCTAGCGCAACAAAATTCTTACGGATCTGGAGGAACATCTTATGGTGTATTCGAAAATTCAGAAGAAATGGCGTTGAACTTAGGATTCTCAGGATTCCGTAGAGGATCTTACGATTTCTACAAGACTGACTGGAAATATCTAAATGATTCTACAACTCGTGGAGGAATAACAGATGTAGCTGGAGTAATTGTTCCAGCCGGAACTTCTACTGTATACGACCAACAATTAGGACAGAATATCTCACGACCTTTCTTACATGTACGTTATAGAGCTTCGGAAGCTGATGACAGACGTTTGAAATCTTGGGTAACTGGTTCAGTTGGTGGAAACTACACAAGCGACGAAGATGCAATGAATGTTCACTTCCTATCGGAAAGAACTTTATGTACTCAAGCAGCTAACAACTTTGTACTGTTAAAAAGAACAGTGTAATAAGTTTATTGTAATGATTACCCTCGTTGAATCTACGGGGGTAGTTATTACTATTAGTGACAATAGCTTGTTATAATTAATAGTAAGAGGCTATCGTCATATATTATTAACATTTATATTATATCATATTATGGCTAACAAGAAAGCTACAGCAAAAAAAGTTGAGGTTGCTCCTCAGGAAGAGGTTGAAGTAAAAGCACAACCAAAAGTAGAAATGCCTAAAAAGGCAGCTCCTAAAAAAGATGAATGGGTTTTTAAAGATAGGTTATACGAATTAACAAAAAATAAACCCTTAGTATTTACACTACCAACATCTCATAGTAGGAGAAAAACTTTATTACATTTTGACGAAAAACTAGGTTACCAAAGAGAATTAAGATATGCTACCAATCAAAGGTCCTGCTTTGTAGACGAGCAACAAGGACAAGTAGTTATGGGGCGTATCGTATTTAGAGACGGTGAACTTAGGGTACCAAAAGAAAATGTAGTATTACAAAAATTATTATCTTTATATCACCCTGCTTTAAAAAGTGGCATATATGAAGAGTACAAACCAGCACAACAAGCAAGTAATCAAGTTGATTGGATTGAGTTTGAATTGCAAGCATTGAATTTAGCTAAAAGCTTATCTGTTGACGAAGGAGAAGCCGTGCTAAGAGTTGAAATAGGCGCGTCCGTTTCAGAGCTATCGTCTTCTGAAATAAAAAGAGATTTATTGATTTTTGCTAAAAGAAATCCTAATCTGTTTTTGCAATTAGCTACAGACGAAAATACACAA